TCAAAATTGCCTTGTACTCAGCTTCTTTTGATTTCCAACCCTTTGCAACAGCCTGATCAAGTAACATTTCAACAGTAGAAATATCACCATATAACTCTTGAGCGCGAGACTGTTTTCGATCACAAAGGCCAGCTTCGTATGCGTTATAGACTTGTAGTTCGATTGAGTTCATATCAAGCACCTTATTGGTTTGTTTAACTTACAGGTATATATTAACAATAATATTAACTTAGTGCAACAACTTTATTAACTATTCTATTAACTTTTTCTTGTGTCGTAGTTTTCGAGAAAATATAGACTTAATTCTTTTATAGTAATCTATGTCAAATCTTCTGACTTCGTTATCGTTCTCAAGCGCCTCTACCTTGTCTATTCCTATACGATCAATCAAGCCTTTTCGATACTCTACAACATTGCCCGAAAGATGACGGTTACAATGTACGCACTGGCTATGGCAGTTGTAACAATTAAAAGCCAAGTGGGAAGCTGATCCCCTACTTCTGTAATGGCCAGCGTCAACAGCCCCACCATAACAATCACGCCAAGCCCTGCCGCAACTAATGCAATCCCTACCCCTATCGCGGTATCTAATATAGCTGTTAAAAGACGCTTGAGCCTCTTTCTTCCATTGTGCTGCATTTTTAGTTCTCTCCCTATATTCGGTTAGCTCTTTCCTGTTTTGCTTCTGACGCTCTTTTTTGGCCTTCTCTAAGCCATGTTTAGTAGCATGGTCATATGAGCAAAAAAAACCCAAGGGGACATTGACACCTTGGGCAGCAGGGAAATATTCTTTGCAGTGGCGACAACGCTTCTTACTGTTAGCCATCTATCATTGCCAAATATGCTTCATATTGTCGTGTAACATCATCATTAAACCTTACGTTGCGCTCTGCGCCATAAGCAAACAACCAGTCAATAAACTCAGTACCTTCTTCGATCTTGAAGCGACTTGTCTTTGGTGGTACAGGCATCCAGCCACCTTCTGTCTTTCTGCTAGGTATGTATTGCAAACCTTGACTGAGTGGCCTTTGTTCCTGCTCTAGCTCAAAAGCAAACAGCAACACTAGGTATTCTTTTGCGCCATCAGCACTTAGCTCAGTACCATTAAATTTAGTCTGCTTTGCTATCTCGGCTATCTGGGCATGAAACAAGCTATTCTGAGCGATAGACCTATTTACCCTTGTTAGGTCTACCTGTACAGCGCCATACTTTTCCACGCCTTTCTTGATGAAAGAGACCAAGTTAGGAATCATCTGATCAATATTTATATCTGTTATTTTTGTACTATATCCAGACATCGCTAAATCCCCACAAAATTAAACTGAAAATAATCGCACTACCCCAAAAAGCAATAACTTCTTCTTCGCTGTCAAACATCATTCTCTCCTAGCTTAATAAACTCGCTGGGACTATAGCCTAGTATCTTAGCAAACTTTACGACAGATTCAGTAGACATATGCTGATTTGCTCTGATATGTGATATGCGTGTATGACTCAATCCAGTTACTTGAGCTAACTCTATATTACTCATATCACGATTTACCATTGCCTTCTTTAGTGCCTTTCCTGCATTAAACATTTTTCTCACCCTTTAAATGTGTTATCATTGCTTTATTCATGTCTCCTCCTTAGACTGATTTGAGCCAGCACTCCACTGGCTCTTTTTTTTGCCTAATTAAAATGGCACATCTTCTAGGACGTTTACATTATCGTTGGCTGGTACAGGCTTCTGCTTCTGCTCATCCTTCTCAGTAAAAGACAGAGACATAAACTTCTTGCCATTCTTGCTTTCTTTGATCCAAGCAGCTACCCATACATCTTTACCATTGATATTAGCATCGCCTCTGTAATCAGGATGGCGGTCAGTCTCCTTACGATCATTCTTAAATAAAGCACCACTGTTTGTATTATCGTATTGCATTTTTACTTCTCCAATTATGCCTGACGGAACTCAGGCGTTTTCATGATATTTCTTTCTTCAGTTGTAAAACAGCCACCTTTAGTAGGCGCTCTCCACAACGCTCTCTGTAAATCCTCACCTAGTTCACGCCATGCTTCATAGGCGCTACTATAGTCATCGTCCACAATACCCATCTTAATAGCGTCTATGCTATCCTGATGCTCTGCACATAATTCCTGATATGCTTTTAGCTCATCTTCAGCCTTTAATGACTTATAGCGTTCTTCTGCTGCCTGATCTGGTAAATCTTCACCAGCATATATATACATGCCTAGCCCCATCATACTTATACACTTTGTTAAGCAGCGCATCTTGGCTGTATTTACCTGAAAGGCATCAGGGTTAGCAATAGCCTTGTTACGATAGTCCATAACTGGCAACCACATTTCACGCACAACGCTCTCTTCACCTTCACTTATAATAAGTGTACAAGTAACCTCCATCGTGCCGTCTGATAATGTCCGATCATTAAACCCATATACGGATTCTGGAAAATACTCCATAAGGGTAGACCAAGCCCATGCCCATGACAGGTATGTCAGGTTACCCTTCTTTTGTGTATTGTCATTTACGTTTATAGCTGACAGTGTTTGCCAGACTTTCTTATGTAAGCTCATAGCTCCTCCTCTTGGTTAAGAATGTATATAGTAATATATCTATTAATAAATAACAACTATAAATAACACTTGCGTTATATTTTTATTAATGTATTATAGTTTGTGTAACACAAAAACAGGAGAACAACATGACTAATTTATGCGCTGTAACAGCAAGCACTAACGCCTATTATAATGCTATGGCACAAGATGATGACTTTGACGAAAAGCTACGCGACTTTGTTCAGCAATATTATGTAGACGAAATTATACATGAAGGCAAAGTAGTAATTGATTCAATTGAAGGTAACGACTTTCATCTATACTTAGATGAGGTTATAGAAGATTACTTATCTAACTTTGAGCAAGACTGTAAGCAGTATGACTTAAACATGCTGGCTGCTGCTGTTACTTATGCCAAAGACAAAGATATGGCAATGCAGAATCTAAATGACTTTATGTCTGAGGCAGTTGAATGGTACTTTTTTGATAACGATTTGTACCTTGACTATAAAGACGAATATTTAGAATACTTGGGGGATTAGTTATGAAATTCAAAAATCATCAAACAGTAAAAGGTCAAGTATCCTTGTATAAGAGCAAGGGTCAGTTTATGGTATATGGTGATTGTGGTGCGCTGCAATTCCATGTGCGTATCAACTGCCCAGTAGAGGCAGAAAATATTTATGCTTACTGGCAAAATAGAATATACGTTGCGCCAGTAATCCAAAAAGATCGTGTTAAAATGGCGGTTTCGCCTAGTACAATGGTAAGTGAACTATGAATCTAGCCTTTAAGCCTGATCTAGCTAAGATCAATAAAATAAAAGAAAATAACAGCTTTGTGCAAAAAGAGTTTAAGAAGGAGAAGAAAAAGTATCGTAAATGGAAAAATACAGACCTAAAGGCTATTGAAGATTTACGCTTAGTAGGCGAGACTTATAAAGACATTGCTAAGCACTTATCAACAAGCACAAATATGGTTGCTACATTGATCGAGAAAAATGGCATAGCTAACAAGGTCAAAGAAAGGCGAAAAGGCATCATTGAGCAAATAACGAAAGGGCTAAAAAAAGATGAGTAAACTAGAAAATATGTTGTTGGTGCATGAAGGTAAAAAGCGTTTTGTTTATCGCTGCACCTCTAATGCGCTTACAATAGGTGTAGGGCGTAATATAGACCCTAATAAGGGCGGTATAGGGCTTTCTGATGATGAGATACTCTATATGCTCAGAAACGATATAAAGCGCGTATACGGCGAATTAGACAGCAATTTGCCTTGGTTTAAAGACCTAGATGATGTTAGGCAAGACGTTTTGCAGGATATGTGCTTTAATATGGGTATAAGTCGCCTACTTAGCTTCAGGAAGATGCTTGCTGCTGTTGAGTTAGGTTTATATGATCGTGCGTCTGATGAGCTTCTAAATAGCAAATATGCAGAGCAAGTAAAAGGCAGGGCGCTTAAGCTGGCACGAATGATGAAAGAAGGAAAGTATTAACGTGTAACAAAGGGTAACATTATGAGCAAATCTATATATGCAGTCGCATTGTCGGCTGTGCTTCTGTTTTCGACAAACGCTTTTGCAGAGATAAAGCCAGTTGTTTGTTTAAATCCAAACATAGCTACTGTTTATACAAACTTTTATGCAGAAGATGAAGGCTCATATCAAGTACCCAAAGAATCTGTTGCATACGTTGATGTTTTACTTCGCACTATCTATGGCAAAGAGTTTGTTAGTGGTGTTGTCACTAGAGGTGATAAGATACTTAGGGTAGAAGGCAATCAACGCTGGTACTTAGACCTAAAAGAATGGAACTGTATAAACCCTGACCTAGCAGAAAAAATGGACGCATAATGGATTGGTTTAAATTAGCGCAAATACTAAATGATCTTCGTGTAGTACCACGTATAATGCTGGTTACTTATACAGTAGTCTGGTATCAGACTATAAACTGGTTCATGCAATTACCCTCACCTAGCCTAGAGCAAGCTGGCCTTGTTTCTGTCGTAACTGGTGCTGGTGCTGCATGGTTTGGATTATATCTTGGAGGCAAAAAATGATAGAAGCAATAATGACTATATTAGGATCGTCTACTGTAGGTGGCATAGTAGGTGGTGTATTAGGTATCTTTCAGCGCAGGGAAGATAGGAAATACCAAGATTTGCAAAACAAGTTCGAACTAGAGCGTATTAAGCATCAGTCTGTTGCTGGTGTAGCAACGTCAGAAGCAAGAGCGTTTGAACATTCGCAAAAACCTGATCCAAGTATAGGTGGCATCATTAAGAGTGCTGTACGGCCTATCTTAACAGCTATACTGTATTATCAAGTGTATGTTCTTATCGTCTCTATAGAGCAGCTTACTGGTGGCTTAGACTTTATAGATCAGGCTGAATTAATGGAACTTTATAAGATTATTATACTATCTATTTTAAGCCTTGCTTCACTGGCCACAAGCTGGTGGTTTGCTAGTCGTCCAAGTGGTTTACCTCAGATGGTATGGAAAGATAAAGATGGCAAGTAAGAAGGATAGCATTAACCCTAGTCACTATAAGAGTCATCCTAGTGGCGTAGAGTGTATTGATATAACCCAGCATATGTCTTTTACGCTGGGCAATGCTATAAAGTACATCTGGCGAGCTGACCTGAAGCATCAGGATAATGGCATTGAAGACCTTGCTAAGGCTCGCTGGTACTTGGAATGTGAGATAAAGAGAAGAAGTAAAGATTATCGTAAAAAGTAAAACATAAGCCCAATAACGCCTGTAAGTACACTGCCTTGCATTAGCTGTACAAACCAACTGTTACGACCAGAAGAACCTTCTACCATTATAACCCGACTATCTATACTATCAACCTTCTCAGATTGACGATTTAAGCGCCTTTCGTGCATATCTAGTCGCTCAGATACAGCTGCTTGCTTTTCTTCAATGCGAATGACAGAGCCTACAAGTTCAGTTAGTTTATCTAACTTATCCTCAATTCTGTCTAATCTTGGGTCTGCCATCTGCATTGTCCATACCAAATGTTGTTGTCCTTTTTACATTTTACCATTTATTGCAATTGATTAATACCGACTTTGTGACGCTGAACCTCGCCATGCTCTTTATCAAATATGATAGCTGTCATACTACGCTTTGCCCCATATCCAGAATGTGAGTGCCACTGGTCAGGTGGTGCAAGTGTATTGAAACTCTCTGTTTGTAGACCACCAATCTCCTTTGCATTGTTGTGGTGTATGTGGCCCAGTAGAAGATGCCTATGCTTAGTTCGACCCCACTCCTCTGATAATGTATTGGTGATAAATTGGTAAGCCCGATCTGGCTTCATTCTATCTCCATGATGTGCGACAACAAGGTTTTTACCATACTCATAAACCATGAATTTATGGCGGTTATCAAGAATAGTTACACGCGGCTCGTTTTCGTAAAAGACAGTCAACATGGTATTGATGATTAATGCAGCGTCACGATCGTGATTGCCTCGTACTTTCATAAGCACTACATGATGATGCTTCTCTAGCATATACTCAATTGCTGCACGATAGATGCGTACTGTTGCAGACACTATATCGCTCAAGTCGCCATCTACGTCTAGGACGTTACCAGACTGAGTAAGATTACTAGAGTCGTTATTGTGCATAAAGTCACCAATATCAACCATCATTCCTACGTCAGTATTGCCACTGCAATCAACAAGCCACTTTATAGCTGATAAC